AGGGTCAAATTGCCGCTGAAGTTCGTGCCTTCTTTGGCATGACTCCAAAGCAATATCGTAAGAGTCTTGTTACTCTTACAAAGGTTGTTGAAACCCAAATGTGTGCAGGAGATTGGGATAACATCAATTTCAGTCACGTTCCTTCTGTAGCTGCTCGCAACTACAAGAAGGCATTCAACCGTCACACACCAGCATTTGCTGAGTATGTGGCCAAGTTAGTAAGTGGTGACAAGGCTGTTAAGGTTAACGCCAGCGCAATCTTTCCACATGACGTACTGAAGGGAATCGCTCACAGCTACAACAAGCTGGACAAGACAGAAACCGACCATGTGATCGCACAATGGGACGCTCTGCCTAACTACGTAGGTGACGCAAGTATCCTACCTCTAGTTGACGTATCTGGTTCGATGACAACATCTGTTCCAGGTTCGACTGTTCGTTGTTTGGATGTTGCGGTTGGCTTAGGCTTGTACTTGGCTGATAAGAACAAGGGTGTGTTCAAGGACACATTCTTGACTTTCTCCAGCAAGCCACAACTTGTTACTCTAAAGGGTAACATTGTTGACAAGGTAACCCAAATGTCTAAGAGCGACTGGGAAATGAGCACTAACTTGCATGCCGCTATGGACAAGATCCTAAGCGTTGCAGTTAAGGGTTCAGTACCAGCAAGCGACATGCCAAAGATGTTGCTGATCTTGTCAGACATGCAGTTTAACCAATGCGCCCGTTTCGACGACAGCGCAATGGAAATGATCGAACGCAAGTTCGAAACTGCTGGCTATGTTGTGCCACAAATTGTTTTCTGGAACCTAAACAGTTCAGACAATGTGCCTGTTAAGGCAGACAAGAGTGGTACCGCATTGGTAAGTGGATTTAGCCCAAGCATCATGACAGCACTGCTGTCAGCGGATATGGACCAATTCACTCCAGAAGGTATCATGCTTAAGACTGTAATGGTCCCACGCTACGATATCTAAAAAACATTGTTTTTGAATAGCACCTTCGGGTGCTATTTTTTTAGGTGTGTTGTTGTAAAAATACAACAACCAATTCGTTGACTAAATTTGTTTTTGATTGTATAATAGTGGTATGAAAAAAATATATAATGTAATATGGAAGGACACAAGCAATGTTGTTTGTGATAAAGAATTTGATGGCTTAACACCAGCGATGAATTGGGCTAAGACATTGGACTACTTTGTCACCATTAGAGGTGGTGAATTTGAAGTAGTTGGTAAATTTGGAGTTGACAGCGTAGAGGACGGTAAGTGTCCAGATGGTGTCGCTTATGATTGGAACAAAGCATCACGTATTGGTGCAACACGGAGAAGATAATGCCATGGATTGAAAATGTAGCCGCAAGTGATATCCCTATTGGATTTCATCACGATGCTGGCCCAAACAGTATGCTGATTAGCATTGTGGATCCAGCCAGCTGGCGTCCTGAAGCCAAGCATCAGTTCAAAGAGCGTCACAACTTTGAGTTCCTTGATGTAGAAGAAAACGACCATGTTGATGATGAAGCAATGAAGTGTAGTCATGAGCAGGCCGCAGAGCTTGTTCGCTTGCTACAACACGCATTGGAAAATCGCATGAATGTTGTTGTCCATTGCTTTGCTGGTATTTGTCGGTCGGGTGCGGTTTGTGAGGTTGGTGTCATGATGGGATTCAATGATACTGAGCGTTTTCGTAGTCCTAACTTGCTGGTCAAGCATCGCATGATGAAGCATTTGGGTTGGACTTATGACGCAGATGAAAAACCTAATATTGACGATTGGCGTACATTCAAACCTGTTGCATAAAAACAACATTCATTGCCGTATTCTCTAGTTGACAAACCTAGTTTTTGACTGTATAATATACACATACACTAACAAAACAGGAGTAGAAAATGAAACAAAATCATACCATGTACATCTACAAAGCAGACAAGCGTACCAAAAGTGGTGAACGTCTTGTTTCAACTACAGTTTGGCAACATCGCGATGAAGCAGAAATGAAGCGCGAAGTGCGTGAATTGCAATACGAACTTTATCCTACAAGATTAGGTTTTCGAATTGAGTTTCATCCAACAACAGTAACAGTTAAAAATTTGATGACCGGTAAAGACGTCCAAATTGATCGCGACACTCCTTGGTGTTGCAATCCAGCTTCGGAGTCATACTGGTCCATGTAAAGGAGTCAGTATGATGATTGTAGCAAAATTTAAAGACAAGATTGTACAGATTGTTCGGGTTGCCGAGACTGTGCAATTTTCAGAAGATAAGGGCTGGATCTTTATCTGCTTTGACTTTGAAAAGCCTGTGCGTAAACAAGCTGAATTCAAGTGGATGAAGTCCAGCGAAACACAATTTGAATGGGTCCGCGAGTTCGCGGAAGAATAAAATGAAAACATGGATCACAAGTGACTTGCACTTTGGTCATGCTAACATTATGAAATTTTGTCCCGTAACAAGGGCAAGATTCAACAATGATGTAAAGTACATGACTGAAGGCATGATTACAGAATGGAATGAAAGAGTGGGCCGAGATGACTTGGTCTACATCTTGGGAGACGTGGCTTTTTGCTCGGCAAGTGATGCGGCAAAGATTATGCGTCGATTGAATGGTCGTAAGATATTGGTAGAGGGCAACCATGACCGAAAATTGGTTAAGGATGTAAGTTTCCAAAACGAGTTTGAAGAAATCCACAAATACTTGGATATCAACTATGATGGTCACAAGATCGTCATGTTTCACTATCCAATTAGCGAGTGGGATCAAATGCACAGAGGTAGCTTGCAGTTTCACGGACATTTACATGGCAATGCCAGTGGCTTGGAAAAGTATCGAGCCAAGGATGTGGGGTTTGACTCTACAGGCGAAATTGTGATGTCTATGGAACGTGCCATCGGCAGTATCAAAAACAACGAAGTAAAAGGACATCATGTATGAGATGCGAAGATGAAAGCCATTTACCAGTAGCAGAACAAAGCCTAGTGTTCCGCTTGTACAAACGAGCAGAAATACGTAGGCAGATTCCAGGAAGGTTAGCAGTAGTAGAAGGTAAGCCTGATAAGATTGCTAACCTTCTAGAAGAGGCTGCAATGGAAATTCAAATGCTACAAGCAACTATTGTCGAAATTAGTAAGCATACCAAAGGAAGGGATAATTTTCAACCATGAATAAATGTTATCAATTGATTGGGGTTCCTGGCTCGGGAAAAAGCACTTGGGTAGATTCTCAAATTTGGGCTTTAACTTGTGTTTGTGTAAGCACTGATAAATGGGTAGAAGTTTATGCCAAAGAAGTGGGTAAAACTTACTCTGAAGTTTTTGCAGATTTCATGCCCACTGCTGTGGATTTGATGGCTAAGGAAGTTGTTGCCGCAAGAGAAGCAGGTCGAGATATTATTTGGGATCAGACCAGTACCACTCTTGCAAGCCGAGCTCGAAAGTTTAACATGCTGCCAGATTACTATCATATTGCAGTAGTTTTTAAGACGCCTGAGCATAAAGAACTTATGCGTCGATTGATGAATCGTCCTGGCAAAGAAATTCCAGATCATGTCGTTGCCAGTATGATTGCTGGCTGGGAAGAACCAACTGAAGAAGAAGGATTCAAAGAAATTTGGTACGTTTAAATTGGTGGCTTGGGTCACCAATTTTTTTGACTTTTATTTAAATAGAGTGTACAATAGCATTGTGGACGTGAGTGGAATTGGTAGACCTCCTACTTGGGGTCTGTAAAAAGTAACCAAGTAGGGAATGGCTAGTGATATTATCATGCCTTGGAAGTTCGAATCTTCCCGTCCACACCATTTTTAACACACAGGCACACAGAGGCTAGAATGAAAAAGTTTGCAATAGTTTTAATGATGATCACATCCACTGCACAAGCGCAATGGAGTTTTGATAATAGTGGTGGTCGTATTTTTGACATGAGTAATAATAATACTAATAAAACTACTATTGAAATAAAGCACGTTGATCAAAAAGATATACAAAAAACTTGCGACACTTTGAGCCGTAAATACGGAAATAGTGGTATTGGTTATAGCGTCTTGGCTTGTACATTTTTCTGGAAAGACAAATGTGTAGTAGTTGTACCCACAAAGGTAGATATGCGAACTATTGGTCATGAAATGATGCACTGTTTCCAAGGCAATTGGCATGCTGGAAAAAATGAATAAAAAAGTAGCAAGTAGTCCTGAACGCCATACCTTCCAAGTTGACGGTGCAAAACGCCGTGCTGAGGAAAATGGAGAAGAAGTTCCAGAACAATATCTTGAGTTTTGGAAAACAGCCAAGCAACAAGATGAAGAAAATCTAGTTGATCCAAAATGGCAAAAGAACAACATGGAATACGATTTGCGTAGTAGCAAAGAACTATGCGACAAGGTCAAAGCAAACGACAACTATGCTCAAAATTTATATGCCGCAATGTGTAATCAGGATTGGCAAAGCAGAGAGTTTTGGCAAGAACTGAAAGGTGAAACTTGGAGTTGCAGTTGGCGCCATGCTGGCGGCATTGTTGCTGACATGCAAGAACGTGGTGACTATATTGATTGGTACTGTAGTGGCATTGGCAATGCGGAATCTGGATACGGGTTAGATCATTATGAACCCACACCAGATCCAGACGGGCGTGACTATGTACCAGAAGGTCAAGTAACTGAAGAAATTGAATTGGATTTAAATCGATTGGGATGGAGACCAGTTCCTAGCCAAGACACTCTTGATGATTAAGTAAATACATTATGACTAAAACAACCTATACTGTTGAAGAATTGTTTGAAGATATTGAAGGTGATCCAGACAATGTTATTTTTAAAATCCCACCAGAAATATGTGAAGCACAAGGCTGGAAAGAAGGTGATACTATGAATATCCGAGTAGAGAATGGTGCAATGATTATTAGTAAAGTATGAGCAAAGAGCTAATTGAACTTACGGGTGCAATTTTAGAGGTATGCCCCAATAATACTTTTAGAGTAAAAATTGATGATATGGAACACGTGATGCTTTGTTATTTGGGCGGTAGGCTCAAACAACACAAAATTAAAGTTATATTGGGCGATCGTGTTCGCGTTGAGACAAGTCCCTATGATTTAAACAAGGGCAGAGTAACTTACAGGCTATGAACATGAACTCCATACTGGAGAGAGCAAACTCTGTATGTGTGGCCGTAAGAAAAGATTGTGACTTTCCCGTTTCATTTAAAACCCTGATGACCAAAGCACGTCGTCAATTTAAAAAACACGATTTTGATATTGCCCTAAAAACTCAACGTAAAAAGTTTTTGGGACCTGAAGAATTTTATGTTAATGCATACTATGACGCAGAGGATGATAAAAATCACGAAACTGCCATAGAAGTATTTCTTTATCACAATTTTGCAAATACAGAAACCTGGGATCACAAACACGTTACTGATGTGTTGGTTCAATTATTTGATGCAGTCGTACACGAATACAGACATCGCCGACAAAGTGTAAAACGGCACTATGCTGTTTACAGCAATCACATGCAAGAACCCTACGTGAACTATCTAGCAGATCCAGATGAACTGGATGCGTATGCGTTATCCATCACTATAGAATTATGTAGAACTTTGGGAAAATATCGAGCCCTAAATTACATGCATCGTTTCACAGCACTTAGCCGTTTCAAAATTCAAAATGTATATGTGAGTCCAAATCTCAATGCGTATGTTAGCCATTTTGGCAATATCGACGATGGGCTGATAAAACGTCTTGCCAAAAAGGTTTATATCCGACTTAAAAAGATTGACACAGACCACGTATTCGTGTAAAATACAAGTATTAAATTATTTCACGGAGCGGTGATGGTCAAGATAAAAGAGTTCCCACTTCAAACAGTTTTAGAACTAGCTTGTGCCGCACAGCGAGTTAACAAAACTTACCAAAAAGATCTAGAGGCAGTACACGCTGACGGAGACATTTTTGACGGTAAAGTAATGTATTACAAATATCCAAATCGTCAGCTAATGTTGTTCACGTTAGGCGAAGATCACACTCAGTATAACGAAAGTTACCCTAAACCCCAATTACTTTGCACCAATTTAGATGATCGTGAATTGGCTAACGATATCCAAAAATATTATCGTCGATTACTGTTTGCGGCTATCCAAGGCGACAACGAATTCCAAACTGAAGTAAATGCATTGTTGAGCAAGTCAGAAACTCCAATCAATAAATTTGGATTTATTGCTTGCCTCCCCAGTGTTTACAAACGAGACTATGCACGTCATCAAACTGAAAAACGTGTCAAAACTTTGGATGACGGATATGTGGGTTTGATTGGTGAACAAATTCTAGATAAGGATTGTGAAATTATTAACTCACAACGTTCAAAAAACTTTGACGCTTGGAACATTGATGCTATAATAGACAATAAGATGGTGTCTTGGTTTAGTCAAGCAGATCTAAAGTTGGGACCTTGTGTTATAATTAAAGGCAAGGTAAAAGACCATAGCAAGCATTGGAAACATTCGAATGCAGTAACTAGACTTAACTACGTAAAGGCGGCACAATAAATGGCGGGCAAAGCAAAATCAGTTTATCTCACAGTAACTACCTTGGATCACAAAACGGTTTTCCATCGTATGTTTTTTGATGCAAAACACTATAACGATTACGTTAAGACTGAAGAATTCAAAGCCAAATGGCCCACAACTGAATACAAGATTGTAAAAGAGACTTATTAAAATGAGTAAAGAAAAACACAAAAAGTATCAATGGATCGATGGTGAAACTGCGGATCGTATCACCAGCCTTAACCTAAAAGATTATCGTGCATATTTGAAGAAAGAGCTACGTGAATGGAAGAAGAATCCAAAGAGCGATAGTAACCCTGCGGGTTATTGGCTACATCCAGAAGACGTGGGCCTTAACATGCAGACCATTGCGGCACTGGATTTGATTATCAGTCACTTTCCAGAAACATCGGATGAGATAAAATGAAACAAGAACTAGATAAGTTGTTGTGCGAGAAGTATCCAAAGATGATGGTGAACCGCAACAAGAACATGCAGGAAACTTGTATGTGTTGGGGATTTGAATGTGGTGATGGTTGGTTCAATATACTGGACCAGCTCATGGGCAATATTCAGCATCACATTGATTGGAAAGAGAAACAGCGTATTGGCGCTATCAAATACAACGAAATGGCCGCTCAGGCCAAGGCTGGCAATTTTGAGCTGTTTGAAGAAACAATGAAAGCCTTGCCCAATGACGAGTACAAAGAAAAACGACTGGCGGAAATTGTTGCTGGTGACTTTAGAACTGTACCTGAATCGATTCCACAAGTGACCTTGGACCAAGTTAAAGAAAAGTTTGGTACACTGCGTTTTTACTACTCAGGTGGAGACGATTATATCAGTGGTATGGTGTCATTGGCAGAAAGCATGACTGGAGTCACTTGCGAAAGCTGTGGCAACACAGGTGAACGCCGAGGCGGCGGTTGGGTGCATACATATTGCACACCATGTGAAGAGGCACGTGAAGCCAAACGTGCTAAAGAGATGGAAGAATACGAATTTAAAAAAATACTCAAAGAAGGAAACGAGCAATGATGGAAAAATTTATGGAATGGTTTGGTCGTAACCGTATAACGATCGGATATGCTATTGGCGGAATAAATGTGTTGAACGGTGTTGCAAGTGTAGCATTTGGAGACACGTTAAATGGCGTATTTTTTATTGTGCTAGGTTCAGCAATTATTTTTGATTCAAAGGTGTTCAAATGATTACAATGAAAGAATGGATGGAATTGGTTGACTATAAAATCACCGAGGGCGGCGATTATGGTTGGGATTGTTACGGTCCAAACAGCTACTCACTAGATAGTTGGAATGGGGTTCACGGTACAGGCGGATACAGTTTTAGCATTGTGTTCAGTACCAAGAGCCAAAAGGTGTATGAAGTCAGCGTGTGCGATTATACCAACAATCGTGCTTATCGAATGATTGCTGAAAACAAGCAAGAAAAGCATCGTAAAGAAGCAGAACACAAAAGTGTTCTTGCTAACCAAGCATGGGATGATGTTGACTACGTTGACTTGGATGTGGTAGATGACTTTATCCAAAAGTGTTTGGCTATTAAGGCCGGCGAAGATTATGACACAAGAGTGCAAGTACCAGTTGACTTTTCAGACGAAGATCTGTTAAAATACATGAAGATGGCACATGATCGGGATATGACCTTTAACGAATTTGTTGAAGAAGCATTGCGTAATGTGCTTGAAGAGTTTAAGGCAGGTCGTCTTACTAAAGATAATTTACCAGCGTTCATAACGGCAAAAGAGTATGAAGATTAAATTGGTTAGTGACTTACATTTGGAATTTTCGGATTGTTTTATCAACAATAACGAAGGTGCCGATGTATTGATTTTGGGTGGCGATATTATGATTGCCCAGGATCTACACGATCATCATGCGGCTGATTTCAATCCATATAGTAATGGTGCGTTAGCTGACCTTAGCCGTAAGATGCAACGAGTAGCTCGCTTTCGTGATTTCTTCAAACGTTGTAGTTTTCAGTTCCCGCATGTAATTTACATTATGGGCAATCACGAATTCTACAACGGCAAGTTCTATGCTGGCATTGATTACATGCGGGAAGAAGTTGCCAAGTACCCAAACATCTATATGTTGGAGCAGGATACTAAAATTATCGACGATGTAGTGTTTGTAGGTGGTACACTTTGGACTAACATGAACAAACGTGATCCACTTACCATGCATGCCATTGAAGGTATGATGAACGACTTTCGTATCATCCGAAACGACAAGCGTAACTATGCCGCTATGAGTGCGTTGGATGTTGCTATCAGGCACGACAAGACACTGGGATATATCAAACACATTGTTGAAGAACACAAAGACAAGAAGTGTGTAGTAGTAGGACATCACAGTCCAAGTTTTCAAAGTATGCATCCAATGTATGCAAATGATACTTTAATGAACGGTGGCTACCACAGTGACTTGAGTGAGTTCATTATGGATCATCCACAGATTAAACTGTGGACACATGGTCACACCCATCATCCGTTTGATTATATGATTGGTGAGACACGTATTGTATGTAATCCACGTGGTTACGAAAACGATGGTTACAGCGAAGATACAGGCTGGGACGAGACTAAAATTTTGGAGATTTAAAAATGGCAGAAGAAAAAGTAATGACTGTAGCACAAATGCTACGAACAACAGCTCAAAATACATTCGAGTTACTTAATAAGGTAGCAGATCATGTTGAGAGAATAGAACAAGAAAATGCAGAAATGAAACGGAAACTACATGACGACCTTAAATGAAAAAGAATTTGCCGAGTTTAAAATTTGGCTTAAAGGACTATTGGCTGACGGTGAGGTAAAACTTGTTTTTACCAAAAAAGACGGAACTGACCGTGAAATGACTTGTACTACAAATGATGCACTCATACCAGCTACACCAATTAATGAATCAGTTGATACTGAGCCTAAAAAAGAAAAGAAAGTAAACGAAGAAGTTATGCCCGTTTATGATCTTGAAGTACAAGGATGGCGCAGTTTCCGTTGGGATAGCGTGAAAGAAGTTAAAATTACAATCGGAGAAGATAGTGAGCACGATACGCAGCCACAGTGACGTTTGTGATGTTAAGAACGTTACAAGCAATAAAGTTGTAGAAGCAGTTGTCCAAGACTTCAAGGAATTAGACACATTATATGTTATAATAAACAAAAGTGTAAAACTTGCCATGAAGTGGAATGGCCGAGTATACGAAGGTCGTATGGCTGGTATGGATTTTGTCAGCAATGGTCCTAAAATTTCAGTAATAGAAACTAGCAGTAGGGGTTAAAATGAAAATTGGTCTTAGTTATAGTCGTTGTATCCGTGACATTGTAGATGGTGTAGTGGATATTAATGATGTATTAATTGTTATTGCCCGTACGGACTTTGATCCACATGATGCTGAACAGTGGGCTAGCATTTGGAATGGCTACGGCGGTGGCACTGATAATGCTTATAGCCGAGGTTTCTTTAGCCAAAGTAACCCAGAGTGGGCTGGCTATACGGATGAGGATCAATTTCGTAGTGTTAGCATTGAACTTTGGGAAACTGGTAAACTTCACCAGCCACGCAAGTTTGGCGCACATCCACAACGCCGCCCAGAAATTTGGCTAGAGGCTGTCCTGCCAAGTAGTGAACTAGAATCAAACCCAGCCGCTAAGAAAGCATGGGACAAGTTTCAAACAGTTGCAAGTTTAACAAATGTAAATTTAGATAAGGAATACAAATAATGCCTAATTTGGTGCCAATGGTAATTGAAAGTGAGCCGAAGGGCGAAAGAGCATATGACATCTATAGTCGTTTACTCAAGGACCGTGTTGTTATGTTAGACACAGATGTCAACGAGCACACGTCCAGCTTGTTGGTGGCACAGTTGCTCTTTTTGGAGAGTCAAGGAAATGAAGACATTACTTTCTTTATCAATAGCCCTGGGGGCTCCGTTACTGCTGGCCTTGCTATTTACGATACCATGCAGTTTATTAGACCCGACGTCGCCACATACGTTATGGGACAAGCCTGTAGTATGGGCTCATTCCTTGCTCAAGCCGGCGCCCCTGGAAAGCGGTTTGTCCTGCCTGAAGCTAGGACTATGATCCATCGTGTTAGTTCTGGTACTCCTGGAACACGTGGCACTGTACATGTACAGGAACTGGAATTTGAAGATGCCAAACGTAGTTTTGAAGAATCCAAACGTATTAACGAACGCTTGACTGAACTGTATGTCAAGCATAATACCGCTGGAAAAACCTATGCTCAGCTGTACGAAGCTATGAAATTTGACACGTTTTTATCAGCTAAAGAAGCAGTGGAATACGGGTTGGCTGACAAAGTCATTGAAAAGCGTCCGTAGAATTTAGACTGGTTTAAGTGATCCAGATACACTCTTTATAATTTGAGGGCCAATATTGCCAGCACCCATACTGGTGTGTACGACAATTGACAAGATCTTGTCATCGGCATCAAAGTGTTGATTGGTGACAAAAACTGTGCCGTTAGCTGATGGTACACGATCGTCGTCGGTTCTCATTCCACGACCAACCCAATTGTCATAGTATCTGCCTATGCTGATTTTTGTGTTGTAAAACAACTGAGGTGCAATCAAAATAAAGTCCTTGCCTCGTTGATAAGCATAGACCCATTGTAAACTCTTGTTCAAACCTGGCTCTCTAGCATCTTGACTGAATTGAGCAGCATCAACCTGTTTGAATCCTGGTATATTAGGAGCACCGCCGGGCAGATTCACAGCTTTGACCTGTTCAATAGCAGATGCACTAGTGTAGGCCACTTTGTTCTGCATTTTTTCAACTGCAAGTTGAAATGGTGTGTATTTGTTGTGCGGTATACCTACAACATTTGCTGGGCTGTTGCGAGGAGTTTTCCAATTGCCCTCTTCGTCCCTAACTTGAAAAGGTGTGGGAATCCACTTGCCATTGGCATCTAAATAACCAAAGTCCGGTGCTTTTGTAACACCTTGCGGCCACGTTTTGGGATTTTCAGGATCATCATTGGGATCGATGCCTGAACCATCATGTCCACCGTTACCGCCAGGATTTTTGTTCGCGGCCATTTTTGCATCCATCGCCTTTACAAATGGATGATCTGCGTTGAAGCTACCGTCTGCGTTCTGACCTGCTATGCCACCTGGCCGCAAGACAGCCGACGAATCTTTGTTTGCGTTTGCACCAGTCGAACCCGGGCCACTAGAAAAATCTGAAATGTTACCAACTGCGGGAGCAGTTGACTTATCTGATCCAGGTGCATTAGACTTATTTGATGAGTTTGATTTATCAAAAATATCACCTATATTACTGCCTATCTGTCCCAAGCGATCGCCTGCACCTTTACCAAAAATTCCACCAATAGCTGAACCAACCTTGCGGCCAATCTCGCCTTCAACAACAGGCTTACTAACAATACGACCAGTCCTAGGGTCTAGTTCTCGAACGGTCTTGCCGCCTTGGTCAATGTGTTCTATAAGTTTTCTTAATTCGTTGTTGTTCATATTTCAATTCCTGGAAAGGTTATTCAGTATTTATTCAAGTGGCTTCACTTATGCGCTAAATATTTGGATATCACATTATGGAAGGCAAACCCGTGAAAAAAATCGACGAATTCAATGCGCAGGATCGCATAAACACCAAGTTGCTGGACAACGGCGTTCACTTCTTGTTGGGCGAAATTGAGGATGTTAATATAAGTGAAGCTATTAAATGGATTGTTTACGAAAATCTTGATAAAAAACAAGAAAAAGTGCTAACTCTTTATATCAATAGCAGTGGCGGTGATTTGTATCAAGCATTTGCTCTGATAGATGTGATGCGGGTGAGTACTCACAAAATACGTACAATTGGTATGGGTAATATTATGAGTGCTGCCTTTTTAATTTTTGCTTCTGGCGAAAATGGTGAACGCTATATTGCTCCAAATACTGGAATCATGTGTCATCAATTCACTGATGGAATGGATGCCAAGTACCACGATATCAAAGCTCAAATGAAAGAGTCCGAATATTGCAACACTAGAATGGTAAACATTCTAAAAGAAGCAACCGGATTGGATACTCGAACTGTTAAAAACAAACTGTTACCAGCATCTGATGTATATTTGACTGCTGATGAATTAATCGAATTGGGCGTAGCCGATCATATTTTCCAAGAAAAAGGTTGACAACCTTGTAGTTGTTTGCTATAATATAGACTAATAAACAACATAATTAGGAAATCAAATGAGCGATCCTTGCTACCGCGTTATTAGTGATTTGGAAATTCATCCAAGTCGCCTCAACAAAGAAGCTATAATCCAAGCACAAGCTGACGCTGGCAATGACGAATTTTTCGAAGGTTGCCGCTTGGCATTTGATTCTATGATTACATTTGGATTGAAACAGATCCCGGAGAAAAAAGATGAAGATGGCCCTGGGTTACCTTGGGATAGTTTTACTCTCGCTCTTACTGGCTTTACTACTCGCAACGTCACCGGCAATACAGCACGTGACATGATTCAAGCCATGATGAAGTCAGCTACAAAAGCAGAATGGAATGGCTGGTATCGTCGTATTTTGATTAAGGATATGCGAGCCGGTTTCAGCGAAACTACAGTTAATAAAGTAGTGAGCAAATCACATAAGAAATATATTATTCCCGTTTTTAGTTGCCAGCTTGCACATGATAGCAACGGTCACGAAAGCAAAGTTACTGGCAATAAACTGATTGAAGTTAAACTGGATGGTGTGCGTGTTATTACTATTGTTCACCCTGATGGTCGAATTGACCAGTTTTCACGCAACGGTAAAGAGCTTGTAAACTTTCCGCACGTTAAGGAACAAATTGCAAAAGTTGCACATTCCTTTAAAGAAGCAATGGTGTTGGACGGCGAGATTATGTCGTCCAGCTTCCAAGATTTGATGAAACAAGTGCATCGTAAGAGTGATGTACAAAGTACAGACGCTGTTCTTAACTTGTTTGATATATTGACACTTGAAGAATTTGAGAACGGTAAAAGCTCAACCACACAAATCAAACGCAGTCAAGCACTTCAAGATTGGGTCAGTGCTAATCACGAAGACATGCCCAATGTTAAAGCATTGGTGTTTGAAAATGTTGATCTTGCCACATCTGAAGGACAGTTGCGTTTTAAAGAAATTAATGCACAGGCGGTTGCTGGCGGTTACGAAGGCATTATGATCAAGGATCCAGAAGCTGGATACGAATGTAAGCGTAGTGTTGCATGGCTGAAATTGAAACCTTTTATTGAAGTTAGTCTAGAAGTAGTAGCAGTAGAAGAAGGAACTGGTAGAAATATTGGAAAACTTGGTGCGCTAGTGTGCGAAGGAGAAGATAATGGACAACGAATTGGAGTCAATGTTGGAAGTGGTTTTACAGACAGTAATCGCGATACTTATTGGAGCGGGCGTGATACTCTTATCGGCAATATTGTTGAAGTAAGAGCTGATGCTGTTACTCAAAATCAAGATGGAACGTATAGTTTGCGCTTCCCTCGATTTTTGAGATTTAGAGGATTTGAGATTGGAGAAAAAATTTAATGACAAACCCGTTTAGAGACCAAGCAAAGTTTATGAAAGCCTGCGACCAAACAGTTGGTGGCGAGTTTGACGAAGATCAATTTAATTTGTATGTTAGATTGATTGAAGAAGAAGCAGGCGAACTTGCTGGGGCAATTGCCGCACATGACCAAATAGAAACACTTGACGCACTTATTGATATTCTAGTGGTCACTATTGGTGCTATTCATAGCATGGGTAGTGATGCTGAAGGTGCTTGGAAAGAAGTAATGAGTACCAACTTTGCTAAAATTGGTGAAGATGGTAAAGTACGTAAGCGTGAGGATGGTAAGGTATTAAAGCCACAAGGCTGGACACCACCCAATCTAAAACCGTTTGTTTAAGGAGTAAGTAATGAGACAACAATTAATTACAGCCAGCACACTGCATTATCAGGCGCATATTGAAAAGCACCGAATCAATGTAGAAGTTATGTTGGCTAACCCCACAGCTATTCATGAACATTCAGACATTATGGAAGCTATTGAAAAAGAAGTAGCCCAGATTGCCGAATACATGGACAAGTTGGAAGTAATGGAAAAATTTTTTAAGGAGTAAATTATGTTTGGAGTAAATTATACAGGCGGTGACGGAACTATTTCGTTCCGTAGTGCTAGTGAAATTAATCAAGCAATGGGCCGTGTTTACGGACACATGAGTTTGGCCGTGTTGGTTAGTATGATTGTTAGTTACTTTGTGGGCACTAGTCCAGAGTTGCTACAATTCTTTTTCACTGGTGTACTAAAGTGGATTGTGATTTTTGCACCACTTGTTGCAATTTTTGGTATTAGCTATGTTCTGGGTAACAATCCCAGTAAAGAAGTTGCACAATTATGTTTACATGGCTTTGCGGCACTAATGGGATTGAGCTTTGCTATGATCTTTGCTGTGTTCACTATGGGCAGTATCGTCAGTGCCTTTATGGGTGCGGCAATATTGTTTGGTACTATGAGCTTTTACGGTTACTTTACCAAACGTAGTTTGGAGAGCATGGGACAGTTCATGTTTATTGGATTAATTGCTATTGTGATTGCCAGTATCGTTAACATCTTTATTGGTAGTACTGTTATGGCAACAGTTATTAGTGCGTTAGCAATCATCATCTTCTTGGGTCTTACTGCTTATGATACACAGCGTATTCGTGAAGCAGTCAGTGTTGATACTGATCCGGCTGTGGAAGTAACGGGAGCATTGACACTATATATGGACTTTATCAACTTGTTCCTAAACTTGTTACAACTTTTTGGCGATAGAAAATGATTAGAGAATTTATCAATATTGTAGAAGGTCTGCGGGTCACTGACGATTGGTTTAAGGATGGCGGGTTCAAAACCTATAAGCGTCCTGCTAAAGAGCGTTATGAGATTGCTGACGAACCTGGTACTATTGATACACTTGAAGGTCCAGTTAAGTATCCTGCAGGTTACTATATTATGACTGGACCAAAAGGTGAGCAGTATCCTATTACTCCAGAAAAATTTGGTGATCTTAAAGATGACCTAGGTGATGGTGTTTGCACACCAAAAAAGATTATCAAGTTTGCTAAGTTGGCAGATCACTCTGGATCGGTTGACACCAGCTGGGGCGAGAAGTTACACTACAATTCAGGCGAAGATGTTATTGTTCGTCATGGTGAAAACGACTACGGTGTAGTTAAAAAAGATATTTTTGCACAAACATACGAGAAAGTATAATGGCACAACATTCACGTTATTGGAGTTGTACTCCGTTTGCTGATTGGATTCGTGGTACTAAAAAACTTAGTATGGGTACTAGCGAAGAATGGGACGACTGGACCACTGCGGCACAGATGAAGCACAATTTTCGTTACTGGTTAGCTGAAGAGGCCTTAGGCTATATCCAGGATTTTGTAACATGGCCCGTTAGAAAGATCTACGATGTTAAGTATTACATCAATAATCGCTGGGTTAGCCGTACTCATTCTCTTACCGCTCATACTCGTGATATCAAGCCTGGTGCTTGGTGCGATGTTGGCAATCGGTTCCTGCCATGCCTATTTAATGAGTTGGTTGATTTCGTCGAAATTGAATCCGCATGGTCGCACATCGCCTGGGGAGATAAAGAAGCTCGTGCTAAGTATGATCCTCCCTTTTGGGCTAGTGGTTGGTTCCGTTGGCGCACTTGGCGTTGTCCTCAAGCAGGCATTGATCATTTAGATTGGGCAATGACATTAACTAATACTGATTGGTGTGAACCTGATCATCCAGACTACGGCAAGCCAACCGGACAAGCTATCCGTGCAAAAGAGATCAAAGAGTTGTACACCTGGTGGACTGTAACTTACCGCAATCGACCAGATCCATATGAATCTAGCGGATGGACTGCGGCCTGTGAAGCAAGTCGTATTGCCAACGGTGGCAAGCTAAATTGGGGACGGGAAAAAGATCCTGTGCTTAAAAAGGCTAGCGATAAGGCGCACGAGCTACTTCAAAAGATTGAAGCAGACTATGAAAAAGAAGATGAAGCTATGATGATCAGATTAATCAAAGCTCGGGACAGTTTGTGGACTTGACCAATATATGTCAACGTCTATGAGGTCTAAGGCGTTATATATGTATACAGATAGTTTTCTGTATATTAACCTAAAGGAAACTTTAAAATGAAATCAATCGCAATTTTAGTAGCATCAGTGTTTGCAGTATCAGCATTTGCACAAGCACCTGCTAAGAAAGAAGAAGTTAAGCCTGCTGCTCCAGCCGCAACAGCAAGTGCTCCAGCACCAGCCAAAGCTGAAGTTAAGAAGGACGAAAAGAAGCCTGTCAAAAGTGAGCCTGCTAAGAAAGAGCCAGCTAAAGCAGACACAAAGCCAGCTACTACCACAGCGAAGTAATTTTGGTTTAGACGAGAGTGACCTCATAATAGACGATGAGGTTACTTTTGGTCGTAATCTAAAGGCTCGTGAGTTTGGTAAGATAGTTGAAGATGAATTATCAGATTATGTAAGATTTAGATTATGGCTAGCTAGGCAATTAGCTCTTAAAGCGTATCAAAAAGCCCATGGATAAAGCCCGTGGGCTTTCTTTTTGGATAAATATTGGGTAAGGAGCTAAATCATGAACAAACTAATTTTCGTTGCAGGACTTGCACTAGCACTATCTTTTTCAGCACAAGCCGCAGACACTAAGCCAACTGAGAAAAAACCAGCAGTAACCAAACCAGCTGATAAAAAACCAGCTGATAAAAAACCAGCTGATAAAAAGCCGATTGAGAAAAAGCCAGCTGCCAAAGGCCCAGAGCATGTACATTGCGATATCAAGAAAGATCCAAAATGTAAAGACGTAGTTAAGAAACCATTAACTAAAGAAGAACGTGAGGCAAAGAAGAAGGCTAAAGAGGCTGCTTCAGCACCCAAGTAATCTTGCAATTATACTAAAAGGATCTTCGGATCCTTTTTTTGTGACTATATACTCTATGTTTATAGAAACTAGACAGTCTGGATCAAAATGGTTAGCATACGTTTGGGCAGAAAACGAATATGAAATGGATGTTTATAACGAAACATATCCAGAAGAAACTTATGTTTTTATAAATGATTGGTGTAAAACAACATTTGGCAAGCATACACGCACAGCATATAATGTTTTCGAATTCAAAAAAAGACAGCATTTAGATTGGTTTTTACTCAAATGGGCTTGACATTTGGCACAAATTCACATATAATATACGTATTGTTTAACAAAACGGAGCAAGAAAATGGCAACTAAAACACCAGCTAAAAAGACCCGAGTAACTAAAAAGCAAGTTATTGCACATCGTACTCGTGCTGTCAAAGATCATAGCCCAACTTGGGACAATTCTGAAGCAATGGACACTAGCCAATTTTTGCGTCATTTCCATACTGCTATGGAATACTACCGTTTAGAGTTTAGTGGCAAAGATTTGAAGCCAGCCATTATTAAATGGATGACTAGTGTAGAATGTACTAAAGAAGACATTGCCGCTTTTAAGAAAACACGGGATCAACGTTGCGGTGTTACTATGGGTGCTATTGCAAGTTGTTTGCTACGTGGCATGCCAGATGTCCGTGCAGATTTTAATGATGGTCGTAGCACTTCTGCGTGGTTACGTGCAGCCATTGTAAAAATTGTAGAGGATGGCAAATACGATATTGACGAGGAAGAAGAAGCCGCAAAGGCAGAATCAAATAAGAAAGACGTATATACACCCAGTATTCAAGAACGTGTGCGTGATGCCGCATTTGGTATGACTGAAGAGATTGAAGATGCTATCGAAGGATTTCAAACAGAACCAGAAGCGTTTGATCCAAAAGCATTTAAGGTGCTGAACTTGCTCAAAGGTAAGGGAGTTAAGGCTGCACATGCTCGTATTATTAAAGATTTTTATGCTCGAGATTTATCCGAGTTAGAAGAACTGGCTAGTGGCAAAGCTGACGAGCAGTTGCGTGAAGGATACAGTCATCTTAGTAAAAAACAAGTTAAAAACTTGATTGCTTTTTATCAAGAAATTGCCAGTGCCTGCGACATGCTTACACAAGAAGCCAAAGTTAATCGTGCGCCACGTGCTAAGAAAGCTGTTCCAGCAGAAAAGATTGTTGCTAAACTCAAGTACATGAAGACCAATGAGCCTTTGAAACTTGTAAGCATTAGTCCTACTGATATCATTGGCTCAAAAGAGTTGTGGATATTCAATACTAAGAGCCGTAAGATTGGACGTTATGTTGCAGAGGAATACAAAGAGTTAGGGGTCAAAGGCACTACAATTACTGGCTTTGACGCAAACTTGAGTGTTCAAAAGACTGTACGCAAGCCTGAAGAAAAACTCAAAGAGTTTAAGGCAGCGGGTAAAGTTCAATTGCGTAAGTTCTTAGATGAAATTAACGCTACTGATACCAAAATGAACGGTCGCATCAACGAAGAAACCATTCTTCTTAAAGTACAAAGTTAAAGTACCCGAGCATAGATAAATACCTTTAGTAGGTATTTTCTATGCTTAATTCCGCTTGAACAGGCAGAATTGCTGATATAGTTTCCTATACTAAATATAAGACAAGAGGAAAACTTATGAATCAACTGCTTTCAATTGTGGATGACAAACTAGTAGTGGATAGACTACAGGTAAAGAATACTGAGGGAAATCTAACTCACGCAGGCAATATGACTGTGCTGGGATCAGCTATTTTTGCAGCCAACGTACAATTAGCCAAAGACGTCGAAGTGCGTGGCACACTTACGGTAGATACTATCAATGCTAAAAACATCGTCACCAATCAAAATAGCAGTTCAACTGGATCTTTAGATTTTTCAGAAGCATCCGAAGCTGCTCTAGACGGTAAAGGTCTAAACTTTACAGTTGGTGACACTACAAATCAATTCATTTATAAAGAAGGTGGAAAACTTTGGAGCACGTTGAACGTTGACTTAGCTCCAGGAAAGGCCTTTTTTATTGAAAACTTGCCAGTACTAACTTTAGACACACTGGGCAATTCAGTAACAAAAAGTAATTTACGCAAAGTTGGAACACTAAAGAGCTTAGAAGTAGCGGGTGCGGCCAAGATTGGTGAATGGGCATATTTTAACCCCGTTCATCAACGTTTAGGTATTAATACAGAAAGCCCAAGCGGTGCAATTACCATCGTTGAAAACAATGTAGAATTAGTGTTAAGCAGTTACAAAGTTAATGCTGCCTATGTTGGTACTTATAATAACACTGATTTAGAATTAGGCACTGATAATACCACTAGACTAACACTAAAGAATACAGGCGAAGTTGTTATTGGTCATCCAGAATATAAAAACGGTATTTTAAAAATTAACGGTCGCTTGGAAGTTGATGAAATTATCACTACAAGTACTAAAGAAATCAACGAATCTCTAGTGTTTACAGCTACATCCGATAGTGACATTTATGGCACGGGTGTATTTTGGAATCAGGGCCGAACACAAAAACATTTAAGTTATACAGCCGGCCCGGATCGTATTTGGTCAACAGAAATAATTGATTTGTCTAATGAAAAATATTATTCAATTGCTGGCCAATTGGTTTTATCCAAAAATAAGTTAGGTGACGGAGTAAGTAGCAGTCGTTTGACCAGCGTTGGCACACTTCAATCATTAGCAGTTGCTGGTGATACTGCTGTAAAAGGCTCCATTTCAGTTGGACCACAACAAACTACTATTATATCTGACACTATTAAATTTAATGATGTTAATAATTTTGAATTATCATCATCAGGCATCAGAGTCAAAGACACGTTTTCAGTGATGTGTGATAGTGAACAAGAATTTAAAATTGATGCAAATGGTGCAATTGAATTTGGAAACGAATACAATGTTAATAGACTAGTAAAAATATACGGTCAATTAAGTATTGGTGTGAAAGTACCTGCTAGTGACGTTGCATTTACCGTTGGTGGTATAGTTAGTCTTAATGGTAAGAAGTTTGTTAAGGGTTCTACTAAACCTAAAGTTGGTATTTTTCAGAAAGGCGACATTTGTTGGAACACTGATCCTAAAGATACAGACTACGTTGGATGGGTATGTGTTAGAGAAGGATCTCCAGGCGAATGGATGAGATTTGGACAAATAGTATCAAGTTAATTATCCAACCAAAAAACTTTACATTAGCCTAAGTTCGTGTATAATTACTATATGCGGACTTAGACATTCATCCCGCAATATAAACTCTGCATGTCATTGTTAACAAAGGAAAACAACAATGGCAAAATATCTATCAACAAAAACATACGGCACTGACCGCGGCTTATCATGCTGTTTTAGACAGTGGAGAGCAATGCACAGTCACTGCTCGCTATTACACGGATACTCAATTGGTATTCGATTAATTTTTGAATCAGAAACACTAGATGATAAAAACTGGGTTATGGATTTTGGTGGCCTAAAGAAGTTCAAATCATGGGCCGACTACATGTTCGATCACACTCTTGTCATAGCACAAGATGATCCACATTTAGAAATGTTCAAACAAATGGCTGCTATGGGCAAACAAGATCAAGGTGGTGTATGCGACTTGCGTATTGTTGAAGCAGTTGGATGTGAAAAATTTGCAGAGCTTGCTTACACAGAAATGAGTAGAATTTTAGAAACTCTTAAAGAATATCCAGACCAAGATCGTTACCCAGTAAATCCAATGATTCGACTAAAGTCTGCTGAAGTATTTGAACACGACGGCAATTCAGCAATTTACGAAGGCTAAATGTCAAGAAGCGTTGTTTGCTTAAAATACGGCAACAAGTATAGTGCAGATTATGTTAATAGATTGTTTAATATGGTCAATCGCCATAATACAAAATCTGTTAACTTTGTCTGCATAACTGAAGATGCTACAAATTTAAATCCAGCAATACAAATAGTACCACTGCCTGACGTTAATTTACAAGGGTGGTGGTATAAGCCTTATGTATTCAGTGATAAGTTCCCAGTCACTGGAACTTTATTATTTTTAGATTTAGACATAGTTATAGTACGAAACATGGATCACTTCTGGACTCATAGTCCTGGAAAGTTTTGTATTATTAGAGATTTTAATCGTTCACTGTATCCTGATTGGAAAAGATTTAACAGCTCTGTATTTCGATTAGAAGCACACACCAATCCCACAGTTTGGAAAAACTTAGTAAACAATCTAGCAGTTACCAAGCGTATGCACGGCGATCAGGATTGGATGTTTGATCAAATTAAAACAAATTTTGATTTCTGGCCTGATGAATGGTGTCAAAGTTATAAATGGGAAGTTCGAAATCGAAACGAATTATCTGGTGCAGGCAATAACAGGGTGTTTACCAAAGTTATTGAGCCTGAGATAAAGCCCAACACATCAATTTTAGTATTTCACGGATCACCAAAACCAGAGCAAGTTAAGGATCCAATTGTAGTTGACAACTGGCGGTAATTGCTGTATAATAACAGTATGAGACATATAATCGCATTTGTTTTATTGGTGGGCTGGATTGCAGGACTTGTCATTGCAAAAGGCTTTTGGTCAACCACGTTCGCTATTGTTGTGCCCTTATGGTCATACTATCTAGTAGTTGAACGTCTTGTAGAAAAGTTTCTATGAAAAAAATTGGTTTTGCTTGTAAATGGATCGATTTCCCTAATCAAGTTGATGGCATCAGTAAAGATGATGATTGTAAAAAGTTTAACACGGGAGCAACAACAATCTCCTGGTTAAATAGACAAACGAGGGAAGTTGCGGAGCAAAAGTTATGGGACCTAATGGTAGGCAATATCGAAGCAACAAGAAAGCTAGTAGAACATGTTAGCACACTTGATCCTGCTCTTCGCATGGTTAGGATTAGCTCTGACCTTTTACCTGCTTATACTCACGCTGATTTTGCTGATTATTGGCGCGAACCTTCTGTTATTTCATACTGCGAAGCCAACTTTAAGAGAGTGGGCGACATTGCTAGGGATCGCGGTGTTCGCTTGTCTATGCACCCTGGTCAGTTTACAGTTTTGGCAAGTGATAACCCAGGCATTGTTGACCGTTCGATAGAGGAATTTGAATATCATGCAGATATGGCAAAATGGATGGGTTACGGTCGTACCTTCCAAGACTTTAAAATCAACGTCCACATATCGGGTAGACAAGGTCCAGAAGGTATTAGACGTGCCTACAGCCGCCTCTCACCCGAAGCCCGCAACTGTATTACAATTGAAAACGAGGAAATGAGTCATGGACTTAGTGACTGTCTCAGTATTAGTGATGTTGTCCCCATTGTTCTTGACATACATCATCATTGGATCCGAGAAGGAGAGTATATTCAAGCTGACGATGACCGCGTTAAAATGGTTATTGATAGCTGGCGTGGTATGCGCCCCACTTGTCATTATAGTGTCAGTCGTGAAGATGTACTTGTGGGGCACACCAATAACGTTGCACCAGATCATGCCTCGCTTCTTTTAGAAGGATATAAAAAGCAAAAGCTCAGAGCACACTCTAACTTTTACTGGAATAAAAGTACTAACGAGTGGGCATTGAGCTTTTTAGAAACACATGACATCATGTGCGAATCTAAGGGAAAGAACTTAGCTAGCTTCGCATTACACGAGCAAGCCAAGGAACTTAAACTGCTTTAGGCTTTTTTGGAGCACGTGGCTTTTTTGGAGCACGTGGCTTTTTAACAGCCGGGGCTTTTTTGGCTGCTGCCGCTTTAGCTGGTTTAGCAATAGATTCTACAACTGCTTGGCTAGCTTGCTCAGGTATATATGGAATAGGGGTTGTTGCCGCTGGTTCTGGCACTTTGTAAGGTGCTGACTCTACAACTACCTGCGCTTCTTCTTTGGGCTTAATACCAAATAGTTTTTTAATTTGATTTAACATGGTTAATCTCCTGGTGAATTATTTATAATATAAATTTTATTAGTTCTAGATTTAGGATTTCTTCTTAATACCAGATAAAAAGGCTATTCTATCTAGTTCATCATTGGTATTTTCTTTAACATCTTTTTTAGATGAAATTTTATCTAGTAAGTCTTTATAACCTATAGCAAGTTTATCTCCAACTAATTTAGCACTCTTTGACACAGTATCGCCCACTGTGTTTGCACCTTTGGATATGACATCACTTGCTGATTTAGCACCTTTGGATATGACATCACTTGCTGATCTTGCACCTTTGGATACAACATCAGTTACATCACCCATGGCATTTGCACCTTTGGATATGACATCACTTGCTGATTTAGTGACTTTTTGCACTATGGCATCTATTTTTGTTATTGTAACTGTTGGCTTGTTGTTGACTATTGGAACCTCAACTTTGACATTATCAGGAGTTTTCCCGTCTAACTCAGATCTTAATGCCGCCAAAGATCCAGGCGGGATAGGATAACTTAGCACATATTTTTGTGCGGCATCTTCTATATCCATATATATTTTCCTAAATTTTTGCACTTGTGCCGCAAATTCTACATTTTCAGGTCTACTTAAATATGATTGTTCCGAAAACATGGAATATATAATCATGTGTTCAAGATACAAATTACTTGGGTAGTTAGTTGGATGAAAATCTTTCCTAGGATCAAGCTGATTGGCATTATATAAACCCGGTATGTTAGTGCTCCATCGTTGTTCAAAGTAAGTTCTCGAAGGTTCGGGTATGTTTGATTTGATGGCCGGCAAGCGATCAATTATTGCAAGCCCCCTGTGCATCAACTCATGTGCAAGAGTATTTGATAGCGCATCTTGGAATTGCTTCCAGTTTTGCCGTTCTAATGGTTCGCCCTGGAAGTCAAACAATATGTCAAAATCTTGACCAACTTGATCACGGCTTGAATCCTTTGGTCCGTACATAGTGAAGTCGTCTGCGCTGTACTGAGCTATGGCTCCAGGCTGTATATATCCTTGCCCTTTTGCACTTACATCCATACCAATTTGTGCAGGGCGTTTGAATCTCACTCCAAGCTCCGTGTTACTAGGATCCCCAATAATTCCTAGATATACAATAGCATCTATTCCTCTAGGTACATTTCGCTGGACAGCAGAAGCGGCCATGGCCGCTTTCCATTGTTGCCAATCAACTTCAGCTTTTTTAACCGACTCGGATATAAATTCTTTAAATCTCATACTATATTTACCGCTACAGTTTAGAAACATCTTGCATACTGCTAGCCTTCATATCCCAAATACGCCTATTTTCCACTCCTTTTTTCTGAGCAAACTGTTTGGAATCGCAGTTGCTACAAACGTGAAAGTAATTATTACTTAGTCGTTTTGGATCCATCTTACCTTTATCTCTTCGAAATAACTCATTGCAGTTATCACACCTAAAAAGAATCACAGCACGTTTACGAGTATACGCATGTTCTTTTCCTAGCTTGCTAGTCCTAGTATGCTCTGTGAGCTCATATTCAATCTTTATAAACATCATGTATTTACTTTACATTAAGGTTATAAAATCATGTAGATAAATACCTTATAAGGAACCATAATGATAACAATTTCTGAATCAGCAAAAGCTAAAATTATTGATATATTGCGTGAGGAAAACAATCCACGCATGGCACTTAGAACATTTGTGCAAGGCGGTGGCTGTAGTGGTTTTAATTATGGGTTTACACTAGACGAAGAAGTCAACGAAGACGACTTTGAAATTGCTTTAGATGAGTTCAAAGTTGTTGTAGATGGTATGAGTATGACTTATCTCACGGGATCAGAAATAGATTACAGTGAGAGTACCATGGGATCAAGTTTTAACATCAAAAACCCAAATGCAAATAGCACCTGCGGGTGCGGATCTAGCTTTAGTGTAGGGCAAGATTTTCACGAAGAATTAGGATAATATCATGGCAAGACAATCAATCGACATTGGCGTACAAGGTAATGACGGGACCGGCGATAGTATTCGCGAATCGTTCCGCAAAGTTAATGCCAACTTTAACGAGCTTTACGCTATTTTCAATACTGGAGACAGAATTGGATTTACAGATCTTGACGGAACTCCAAACACATTAGGTTCAAATCAAATCTTAACATCTGATGATTCAGGTGCTGAAGTTTTAGCTAGAGATCTTGTACAGGGCAATAATGTTACTATCGATGTAAGTGACCCTACAAAAATCACAATCTCAGCAAGTGGTGGTGATATTGTAAACGACGAGTTACCTACTTTGGGTGGGCCATTAAACGGTTTAGGTGTATTCCCAATTGGTAAAATTGCAGAACCAAGCATACAGGCAGTTCAAAATTTTAATGATCGTCACGGCCCTAGCGGAACTACTGTTACAATTGACGAGTTGGCTATTACTAAGGGATATGCGGATCGCAGATACATTCAGCAAACTGGCGGTTCAAGTGCTGGACAGATTCGTCTAAGAGATGAGCCATTAAATGCGTCAGGTTATACAAAATTAATTGACGTTTTTGCTGACGGTAACGCTAGTATTAATGCACACGGATATGATAGTGGTGCAGATGGTATTGCATTTACCTACAACTCGACGGGCGGTAACGCAACAGGTTTAACTGAAACTGTTAACGCTGGCAGCTTTGTAGTTGGCAGAACGTATATTATTAGCAGCGCAGGAAATACTACATGGACTAGTATTGGAGCCGTTGATAATCTTTTAGGTACAAAATTCATAGCAACTGGGGTTGGTTCTGGATCAGGAGTTGCTAAATCAGTTTACTTTTTAAAATATGTAAGTGCATCACAATTGAGCTTCTTTCATACTTTTGAAGATGCAAGAAACGGAACTAATCGAATTACTGTTAGTGGCGGATCAGGAGTTCAAACATTAACTGATGCGTTTTATGATTCAAATTTAGAAGGTTTCTGGTTAAGCAATGAAGCTTTACCGCGTAAGAGCGTTGTTCGTCGCCAAGGCGACACAATGACTGGTGCATTAACATTACACGATCACCCAGGTAGTTTAGCTGGTTCAGGAACTCCAAACGGTGATGATGACTTACAGGCAGCAACAAAATACTATGTTGATAACTCAAGTTTTGCCAGTACAATTAATTTGTTCGTGTCAGTTAGTGGTGATGACAATCAAACAAACACCCCACCTGGAAAAGAAGGTAGAGCACTAGCATATGCTTTTAAAAGTATCTATACTGCATGCGAATATGCAGAAACATTAATTGCGGCAGCGCAGCCAGAGCCTGGACCATATCAGCAAGTAATTGCATATGGTGAAGGAATTTCACAGAGTCGTGTTACAAACGTTACTCCAAGTCCAACAGGCTTTACAAGAATATTCTTCACAAATAATAACGGAACTGAAGTTGATCAAGGAAATCCATTAAACACTGATATCACTCCTGGAAAACTATTGCAAGGTATGAATAGTGATGCAAGGGCAACTATCATATTTTACTACGGTGCTGACGGGTCATCTGCAATAGGTGAAGACTACATAGATGTAGATGTAGTTAGCGGTGAATTTCAAATTAATGAAACTTTAAAATACGGTGAAAGTGTTAAAGAACTCAACATCACAATCAATGTTGAGAGTGGAATTTACTACGAAGACTTGCCAATTAGATTACCTGCAAACGTTGCCATAATTGGTGACGAAATGCGTAGAACAATTATTCGTCCAAGAAATAGAATTTCTAAATCTAAATGGAGCGGTGTTGCATTTTTTAGAGATAGCACATTTGACGGATTACGTTTAACTAATTATACAGGAACAAATCTTGCTCCAGCAACTACTGCGACCCCAAGTCAATTAGCAGGCGACATAGTTGTCACATTAGGAGCTGGGACTGCTAGTAGCACATGGATTGGGGGATTTTTCAAAGCAAGTCAAGGTACGGGAGAATATCCAGCAGAAGGTGTAATTACTGCGGTAGGGTCAAATTCATTTAGCGTAACATTACACGATGATTTTTCATCGTTGACTCCCATTACTAGTGGCAATTGGACAATATTTCAAACAACCAATTACGGTAGACACTACTTGCAGGATCCTGCACTACGTGAAAATACAATTATTTTAGACATTGAAGATACGTATCCAAAGGCTTCAGCCCTTTTACTATCTAATAAAGAACTAATCAAAGACGAAGTAATTAGATATATGGATGTAACATATCCTACGTTACCTTATGATGATGTAGAATTTTCTAGAAGTGTTGGTTTGATCGTTGATGCTATGTCAGCTGATTTGCTAACTGGTGAAATTGACAATGTGTTATCTGCTGGTGAACAATACTTTGATCCTAGTCGATCAGTCTTAGCTGTAACCACACAAAAAACTGAAACACTGGCCGGTATACAATATATCAATACTCTAGCACAGCAAATTATTGATAATGTTGTATTAACTGGATCAACTACGCCTCCAAAGAGAGGAGTTATTGTACAAGTCACAGATGTAGTTAATCCAGGGGAAACTGGATCTGACACACGTATATCTGGACAGATCAATGCGGTCAAGGCAGCAATTGGCAAGTACGATGTTGGATCTATTTACAATCCACCTAAAAATAATTTAGACATGGATGTGTTTTTGTGTAATGACAGTGTTATTTTAAGACAGATTTGTGTGCAAGGCCACGGCGGATTCATGATGGTACTTGACCCTGCTGGACAAATTTTAAGTAAGTCCCCTTACTGTCAACAAAGTTCGAGTTTTTCTGGATCAATAAACAAACAACGATTTGCTGGAGGACAGTTTGTTGATGGCTTCAATGCCAATCTATCAGCGGTTGTTACTACTAAAATAGATTCCACAAATATTGATGTTACAAATACTGATCGCAAGCCGCAAGTGCCGGCGTTTTTCCAAGTAAATGCCAATCGATATAGAATTGACGCTGTAAACTATTCCGGGAATGGATATGAAAATGCAGCAGCATTATTAAAAATTAACAAAAATTTTATCAAAGCACAAGTAGTTGCAAAAATTGCAGCTGATAATCCAACACTAGTTTATCCAGAAATTAAAAGCAGTAGAGATACTGGATACATTATTGATGCATTAGTTCATGATATATTGTATGGTGGTAACAGTGAAACACTGGAAGTAGCTTATGCTTACTACACTGGAAGAAAACTTCAATTGTCCTCAGCATATAAATCAGTGTGTGTTGCATCGTATGAATATATTAGGACTATGTTACGAGACATCATTGCTAATGTAACAGTTATCCCATTACAAACAACATTTACACAAACAACTGGAGCAACAGGTGAAACTCTTGCTCTTGCAAAAATTAATACTTTAATAACTGACACGCTAGTTGCTATTATAAACAACGGCGTGACAGCTGCTCCAGCAAGAAGTTACGCTACCTACAGATTATTATTATCAGAGTCAACTCCTTTAGGATCAACAATACTAACATCGTTGCCATCTAATATTACTATTGTTGGTGCTGGAAATACTAGTATGTTGTCCAATGACTTTACACAAATTAACGATTTGGGTTATGGGCTTATTGCTATCAACAAAGGACTAGTTGAAACAGTTTCAGTATTCTCATACTACTGTCATACGGCATTTTATGCTAAGAGTGGTGGACAGATTCGTTCATTAAACGGATCAACAGCATACGGTGTTTATGGCTTAGTTTCTGAGGGCGGTGATCCATTAGAAGTACCAGATAATATTACGCTAGCCGACGATATGATTCAAGTGGCTAGAATTTATAAAACTGGGACATTTGTAAACACAGGTGACCTTAATGATACTTCATGGGTCGTACACGACTTCAGTTACCCAATTGCAGCAATTAGTGATATTGAAATCAATCACGGATCAACACTGGGTATTGCTAGATACGAAGTAAACCGTTGCGAAGATGTTTCTTTAGATGCTGGATTACCACTTGGATCACTAATACGTATTAATTTAACTACCAGTGTATCTGATACACTAGCAGGATTAATTGGGCCAGTAACTCATGACCAGACCGTTATTGTTAGGGCTAAACGTTCATTTAGATTTTATGATGTTACTGAAACAAACCCTATTAGACCTAGTACTGCATTAACATTCATTGGCGACCCAAGTCCAGAAACTCCAGCGGTTTACAGAGCCGTTGCATACTCTAGTACAAACTCTCTTGGAGTACCACTACAATCAGCTGCACAATCAATAGTGTCATCTGTATCTAGAACCAGCGGAGTTGCTACCGTAGTCACCTTAGCTGCTCACGGTTTAATTAGTGGAAAATTTGCGGAAGTTGATGTTAGTATATCATCGTTCAACACCACGTTTGCCACTGTTACTGTAATTGACTCTGTAACATTTACATACGCAAATGCTGGCCCTAATGTAGCAACTACAACAGCTACTGGAATTTGTATTCCCAATAAAGAAGCACAGATTCGTATTGACCAGGACTACAGATATATTCAATTGACTGTAAAACAACTCAGTGTTGTCAACGGTGATATTGTATCATTAGCAAGAGCAGCCAATGTGGCAACTGTTTATATTGATGAACCACACGGATTAAATGTTGGTGAAATTATTTCTATCAATGCAGATGATGTGCTGTATGACGCTGATTATGTTACAATTCTTTCTACTCCAACGCCTTACTCAGTAACATACGCAAACCCCGGAGCCAGTGAAGCCACAAAGGTAGGAACTGGTACATTGAGTATTTTAATAGTATCAAAACTTGGCTATGTTGACATAAGTTTCATTAGTAGAAATGGCAGTAACGTTGCTCAAGCAGTTTGTGCTCGACCACACGGATTATCCACTGGTAACCTTGTTGATATTAGTATTGATGATGCTACTTATAACGGAACTGGAATTAGTGTAACCGTTGTTAATCAAACCACCTTTACATATGCAAACACTGGATCATTAGAAACAGAAAAATTTGTGCTGGGTACAT